CCGATCCGTAAGACTCTATCAAATTTAATGAAAAGAACATATCTTTAAGTTCTTTATTAAGATACTGCCGTCTATCAAAGCTTCTATCTTTATTAAGAGACTTAATTGTTACCGGTGGCAGCGGTCGATTATGATTTACAAAAGAAATTCTATTTCTCTAGTCATTGCAGCAACAGATAACGGTATAGATTTATCTATCATGGTAGAACCTCATTTTTCTCGTATACACTATTCTTAAATTTATCAATTTCTTTATGATTATTCAGTATTGTCATTTATTCTCATAACAGCACATCCGTATATCGTTTTAAAGATTTTTACATATTCATCTTACCAGCATATTTTGACAGTTTTAATAAATTTTTCTCCTTACTTGCAAAGTAAGATTTTATTGATTCGCTAAATACTTGTGTATCTATTCTGTCCTTATCTTTGATAATATCAAGAATAGTTCTTTCTTTTTCATACACTGATATTTCTCTGCCAAAATGACCGATTATAGTTATTTTCCCAATATCGTAATAATCTTTTGTTACATACTTAAAAAAAGATTATCTCTTACTGCCTTTTCTTTCTTAAATAATAGTTTTTATAAGAACAAAAGTCGATATACGGACAAAAGAAGAGCCGGAGCAGCTATAAGACCAACTGCACTGTTTGATTTTGTCTTTTTTCACACGTGATCCCACACCCATTTACTCCGACTCCGAAACTATTCATAGCGATTTCGACCACTCTACATTGTTTTTATGATAAAATTATGATAAAACAACGATATAAAGAAGGTGGCATTATGATTAATATTCGCCCCGTGTCTGATCTCAGAAATAACATCAAACAATACTCTGCACTCACAGACGACATAGAACATAAACTTGATGAAGCAGATAAGTCTGACGTCCGTTATTCCGCTTCCAAAGTCTTTGGAAAAGTAAGGAGCAGGATCAATGAGCATGAAAAGGCATAAAATGTCATTTATGTGGTCATAAGCGACACCATGGAAGTCCGCAGAGTGCTGTACTCAAAACGCAACATTGATAATCTGCTTAGATAATTTAAAGCAGCTGTCCTCATCCGAGTAGCTGATTTTTATATGTCTCCAAGTTTGTGATATATCTTTTCTTATGCTTTCTTTCAGACTAACACATCTGTACATCGTTTTAAATCTAACTTTATACTCATCTTAGCTCGAACTCCTTCAGCGCCTCCTGTTTCTGCTATCAGCTGAACATGCAAAGAATGACCTGTTCCTTGAGAGAATAATCATTTGGCAAGCACCTCATACGCCTCGCGGTTCTTTTTAATGAGAAGCTTTGACAGCGCAATAATATCTTCATCAGATGCAGAATGAGCTACACAGGAAAAGTTCCGGTTTGCTTCCGTAATGGAAACCGGATTTTCAGTGTTCACATTCATTAACAGTACCTCCTGTCTAATTGATGATTTTATTATATATTATAAATAGTTTAACTTAAACCTGTTTCACCCCTTAGTAGTAGTTAAAATCTCTACGACCTGCTATCTATCTCTGCAATTAAATTATTAACTGATACTCTAATTAAAATTGCTTATTTTTTGAACATCTTTTAAACAATATAATTTTAGTCTAGTAATATATCAGTCGTATTTTTTCAATAGATGATTAAAAACTATAACCCCTATAAACACTTGACTAAGCAAATATACTCCTAAATAAATTACAATATGTTCCGTATCCATAATATTCAAAACACCCAGTACCGAATACACCATAATTGATAATGCTATAATAAACATTCCAATCCGATAAGTATATTTCCCTGCTTTATCTCTAAGTTTTTGTTTTAATTCATCATTCTGTTCTATTCCTTTAATTTCTAATTTTTCCTGATATTTTTCCTTATTCTTTCGCCAATAAAAATATCGAATTACAGTAGCTATTCCACCACATCCAAAAGCACCTGTCATTCCGTAAAATATACCTGTCATTTTATTATCAAAGAAAATAGCTACATATAAAGATATTCCGGCTAAAATGGAATAAATCAAACCATAAATCAAATTACTTTTTTTCATAAATTTCCCCCTTTTCATAAGTAAACACTTCTTCTATTGTCATGTTGAAATATAGTGCTATTTCAAATGCCAAATCTAAGGACGGATTATATTTACCATTCTCTATCGCACTAACAGTTTGCCTTGAAACCCTTAATTCTTTTGCAAATTCTTCCTGCGTTAATCCCTTAATCTTTCTTAATTTATCTAATTTGTTTCTCAAATTCACTACTCATCTTTCGTCAAGTTTCCTTTATATTGTAATTATATCTTTTAGTTTTATTTTTGTCAAGTTTCCTTTACATCAGTTATACCATTAATAAAAAATTATATATTGGACTCTGCCTACAACCAAATATATCTAATATAATTCCTAATCTATTTCCTCATCATATAAAACCAATTAAATTATATTATCAAAATTCAAATTTCTTGTCACAAGGACATCAACACCATATTGTGTTCCTAAGTTGTCAACAGCCTCTATTGAATCAATTTCTATAAAATATCTACTACAAGTTTTTCCTTCATTATCCTTCACATATTTAAGTAAGGCTTCTTTACAAGGCCTTTCTTTATCTGTAAATAAAACATGCTCTTTTCCATCGCTATTACATCTATTGATAATAGAAGCTCTTGTTATCATATATTCAGCCATCTCTTATTCCTCCTAATAAATTTATGTACACTGTTTTTCTACAAATGCATTTGTATATACAAGTAAATATTTTAGTACATTATTATTGAATATATAAATCTAACATTAAAACAGCTATTATAGGCACATTGTCTCCCTTATGTTTGTGTAAATTATATGTCCATATTATTTGCTATATCTTCTACTACTTTTACTGTATCTAAAAAATCCAATTTACCAACATAAAGATTATCTGCTAAATACACCTTCCACAGCTCTTTAAGGTAACCATCTTCTTTTATATCCTCAATGATTTCTGATGCTTGTTTCATAAATGACAAACTTTCTCTTTTTTTTGCTGTTGAATTAATCGCTTGTTTTAAAATATTAAAATCTATTTCTTCTTTTCTTAGATTATACAAATTATATATATCGTAAAAATCTCTCATTCTAGTCGTTGATATGTTTCTTTTTATAATGCTCTCATATTTTTCAGCCAATATTGTCTCAACCGGATATGCCAAAACTCTAATATCTTCCTCTTGGAACATGCATGGATATAGGTATTCGATTTCTCTTGGTGTAATAACATCACCTGTTGTAATGTCAATCTTCATATCATTTTTAATTTTGTCAAAATTAGCTATTAAATGTACTCTAAAATTTTCATATTCATCTTCTTCACGTATATTGCTTATATCCGTTATTTCAAATTCAATCCCGTCATCTACATTTATATTTATGATTTCTAAAACAATATTTCGAATCACTGCTTCTTTCAATGGCACACCTTTTATCGTTGTATCCATATCCATTGTAGTACGGTTATCAATCCCTATCATGGACGATATAAGAAGCCCTCCTTTTATTACAAAATTAAATTTATACACGGATTTTGACAGCCTTTCTAAGAATCTTTCAAAGAAAAACATTTGTAAAACTTCCTGAGATCTAAGTTTTTTAGAATTCGCAATATTCCTTATTTTACCTTTCAAACTTTCTGAGCTTATCATTTATAAAACCTCCATATATTTCCTGATTTCATCTTCAATGCCGAGAACTCTGCTGTATTTAATAAGATTTCTAATATTCTTATCTCTGCTCTTAAAGTATCGTGTAATTGCATCTGTAAATATCTGTTTATCAACAGACTTCCTTTCTACAACAATATCACAGATGCATCTTTCAATATTATAGCATTTTACTTGTACACCAAGAGGAGTTTTTATCTCACAGGCTCCAAGATGGAAAAACTCTCTCTTTATATAATGTACTTTTATATTTGAACATTTACGTTTTATATGCTCTACATTGTATCCCTGAGGTACACTGATATGAAAAATATTAGGTATTCTGTCACTAAAACCGAGCAGATACAAAGCTGTATGGAAAGAAAATACCACTTTATCATTATTAAGTGATATTAAAGAAAAATCATCATCAAGTGTATCCTTTTTTTTATATACACCATTTTTGATCCTCTCTATCTCACCCTTTCTCGCAAGTAAAGCCAATGTATGCCTTTTGATGCCTATTGCTTCTGCCTGTTTATTAGTAATAATATTATTTTCTAAAAAATATTTCTCTAAAACACTCATTTTATCAACTCCATTACATTTACTCTTTTATATTATATTATTAAAGAGCAAATGTAAATATTAGATTATAAAAATCCCCCCACAGTATATGACCGATTTATAGTCATATACTATGAAGGGACGTATCATTCCATCTTATATCAAGAATAACTTTCCACCTGTTCCACCAAATCTAAAACAAGCTCAGAAAAGCTCTCTGCAATTTCCTCAAGGTCAGTATAGTCATTATTATATCCACGCACCTTACCGCTTTCCAAGTCTATAAATACAATGCTTCCGTCACCTAAACCTCCGATAGGAAATACCTTACCATGTTCACATTCTCCAATATACTCCTCGTATGCTTCTTCAAAGAATGTATAGTTTTCTTCAAGCTCCTTTAAGTCAAAAATCCATGGTTCCGCCAAATAGCAGCCTCCCAGGTTAAGAAGCAGCCAACGGTACTCTGACGGTATCGAGTCATAATTTGATTCAAACTTTTTTATATTATCTTCAGACTCCGGCCTGATACCTTTGGTAAACACACTTGCTTCGTAAGCCGCCTTAATCCTGTCAAAGTGTTTTTCTAAAATAATATTACACATTTTTGCTCCTCAATGAAATTATAGATGCTTTATTTATTTAGATACTGACATTCCCTTAATCACTAGCTTATCCCTTAAAATGTAGTATTTTTTAAGGGATAAAAATAATATATCATTGCCTCTCCAACAACGCCACCGTCTCAACTTGCTCATCATTGTCCAAACTTATATTTAGATCCTCATCAATGATAGGTAGCTTAAAAGTAATGGATTTTAGCCATTGTCCATTAAGCTGCTTCTCTTCATAAATTTGAATTTCAGAAATGAGTGCTTCTATTAGCTGCCTGCGTTCAACATCGTTCATGACTTTATAAAGTTTGTCAAAATAAATCAAGACCTTATATATATTATCGCCAGTAAGTTTCTCAGCTTCTATTGTTTCTTTTTTTACTTTAGCTTCTATTAACTGACCCTCTAAATCCTCAATTTTATCGTACATACGATAAAGTCTATCGTCTAAGTCCTGTTTTCTTCGCTTATAATGCTTATCATCAACATCTAAATTATCTATTTCCTCAATTAGCTTAAATTTTGTGGAATGACTTTTTCGCAGTTCTTTTTGATAATTATCTATTTCTTTTTCTATTTCAGAGGTATCCACCTTCATGTTGATTTTTTCTTGCATTATAGAAGCAAATTTGGGATTGCTTACTATCTTTACAATTATCTCAGCAACTGCATCATCTAATAATTCTTCTCTAATTTGCTTATTGAAAGTACACTTATGCCCTCTCATCATCTGCCTATGTTTACAGCCATAATAATAAAAATCTTTATACTTTGTACCATCTTTCTTTTTCTTGATACACTTGTTGCCAAACATTCCCGCTCCACATACCGGGCATTTTACAATCCCCGAAAGTAAGTGTGTGCGTATATCTTTTCCTTTATTCACATGCTCATATTTCTTTGCTTGAGATTTTAACTTAACCTGAGCAGCCTGCCATAACTCATCAGAAATTATAGCTTCATGAATACCTTCAGCTATTAAATATTCATCTTGTTCTACTTGTTTATATTCATTTCTTGTTCCATGAACTTTTTCTAAAGTTCTTCTTCCAAAGGCTATCTTCCCGTTATATACAGGATTCTTTAATATCTTTCTTATAAGACCCGCATCAAACAATGGATTTTTTCCATTCTGTCTTGGAATTTTTCTTATTCCATGATTTTCTAGATATTTAGAAAGTCCATTCGCTCCAATGGTTGTGTTAACATATTGATCGAAAATAGTCCTTATAGCTACAGCTTCTTCTTCATTGATAAACAGTTTTCCATCGACAAGCTGATACCCATACGGGGCAAACCCTCCGTTCCATTTTCCCTCTCTTGCCTTTTGAATGCGACCTTCCATTGTTTGAACACGAATGTTTTCTCTTTCAATTTCAGCAACAGCTGATAAAACTGAAATCATCAATTTGCCTGCATCTTTGGATGAATCAATCCCATCCTCAACACAAATTAAATTGACTCCAAAATCTTGCATTGTTTGTAGAGTTGATAAAACATCAGCAGCATTTCTTGCAAATCTCGATAATTTAAATACAAGAACGAAAGACACTCCATCCTTTCCGGATTTTATATCTTCCATCATACGAGTAAACTGAACTCTACCTTCTATAGATTTTCCAGACTTACCTGCATCTTCGTATTCACCAACAATCTCATAATCATTATAGAGAGCAAAAGCCTTCATTCTTGATTTTTGTGCCTCTAAAGAATAACCGTCTATCTGTATTGATGTAGATACTCTTGTATAGAGGTATACTTTTATTTTTTCTTTTGACATAGCATTAACCTCAATATCCTTTTTCTATATCTTTATATCTTTATATTTTTACCAATTATAGTTTGGACTTATATATCAAGTATATTATATCACTTTTATTGCTTTTTCTCAATCTGTATTTTTGCCATGTCAAATTTATTTTTACCTTCTGTATTTTTTACTGGAGTTGGATTTGGAAGATTATCTAAATCTAAAACTCCAGCATATTTTGTAATCAGATTTGCTATCAAATCAGCCAATCCATTCCAGTCATTATCCACTAATACACCTCCTCCGATTTAAATTCTTTATAATCACATATTATTTTTCTTACTAAGTTTTATGACATTGGTAGGTGCATTGGCTGCTACATAGGAATCTCACCTCTGCCCCTTATTCCAGACGAGGCAGCTTAAACTATTGAAGTATCATTATCACTACTTGTATCATCGAACAGATTGCCACCTCTGTTTTTTATGTATTCTTATTTATCGCTCACTTTCTTGTATCCTTGGCTAACCCAGTATTCATAAAACCGAAATTGCTTTCAGCAGAAAGGTCATGGCGTAAGTCATAATTCTCCACAAGCAGATAAAGTCCTACCTTGGTCTATTCAGTTGTCAAAGAGCAATATTTGAAAGGGATTGTTTTCTCTACATTTTCCTATTTGCCATAAGCAGGCGT